GACACCCAACCGCGGAGACCGGAAGGGGCTGCGCGAGGTCTTCGACAACGTCGGCGACCAGGTCACGCTGGCCGAACTGATCGCGTCTGGTCACCTCGTCCCGCCCCGCACCTTCGTGATCGATGTGGGCGTGCAGGAGAAGCTGCGTGCCGTCCGAAAGACCGCGTCCGACTACGACATGGGCGCCGTCGCGGAGATCATGAACCGTGCGCCGATCACGGCCGAGGTCATCCGGCACTGGCAAGAGAAGACCGGCGATCGACAGACCGTGGTCTTCTGCTCGACGGTCGCTCATGCGGAAAACGTCGCCGAGGCGTTCAACAGTTACGGGATCCCCGCCGGCGTCATCCATGGCGATCTCGGCTCCGAGACGCGCCGCCGGATCCTCGCGGCCTATGCCGCTGGCGAAATTCAGGTGATCGTCAACGTGGCGGTGCTGACCGAGGGCTGGGACCACCCGCCCACCTCCTGCGTGGTGTTGCTGCGGCCGAGCTCCTGCAAGTCGACCATGATCCAGATGGTTGGGCGCGGCCTGCGCACGGTCGATCCAGCCGAGCATCCGGGCATCGTCAAGACCGACTGCATCGTTCTGGATTTCGGGATCTCGAGCCTGACCCACGGCACGCTGGAGCAGGACGTCGATCTCGACGGCCGCGATCCCACACCGTGCGACGCGCCGACGAAGACCTGCCCGGAATGCGAGGCGACGGTCCCGCTCGCAGCCCGCCAATGCCCGATCTGCGGCCACGAGTTCCTGAGCAATGGCNCCTGAGCAATGGCCATCAGCCGCTCGAAACCGTCGTCCTGACCGAGATCGACTTGCTGAAGCGCTCCAGCTTCGCCTGGGAGGATCTGTTCGACGACGAGTCCGCGCTCATGGCGAGCGGGTTCAATGCCTGGGGCGGCGTGTTCTTCCTCGAAGGTCGCTGGCATGCCGTAGGCGGCGCGAGGAACGAGCGGACGCGCCTCCTCGGCGTGGGCGAGCGCACCGTGTGTCTGGCGCAGGCCGACGACTGGCTGAACGAGCATGAGACCGACGAGAGCGCGTTCAAGTCGAAGCGCTGGCTGACGCAGACGCCGACCGAGAAGCAGCTGCAATACCTCTCGCGCGAGCAGCGGCAGGATTACGGGCTCACCCGCTACCGGGCCTCGGCGCTGATCACCTTCCAGTTCAACCGGCGCGACATCCGGCGTCTCGTAATGTCGGCCGCGCCCGAGCGGAGGGCGGCGTGAAAGATGTCGCGGAAATCCCATCCCCGCCCACAGCGGCTGCGGATCGACCGGGCCGTGATCGCCTCTGGCATTCGCGCCCGATGCTCTGCGCCGTCTGCACCGCGCGCACGCGCGGCTTCGGCTGGTTCGATCCCCACCGGCCGCGGCCACACCGCACCCGCCGCTGGTTCTGTTCCATGGGCTGCCAGGCGGCCTTCACCCGCAAAGCAAAGAGAGGACTGAGCATGGTCGATTTCACCGAGGAGGAAACCCAGGCGCTGCCCGCCGTCATGCGCGCGCTCGCCCCAGAGATGGAGCGGATCGGCTGGGACCGGCCGCTGGGCCAGCTGACCCAGAACGACATGCAGCGGCTGATCGTCACCACCGTCGAGGCGTTCCGCGCCGAGATGGCCGAAATCGCCGCTTCGTCGGAGATCCCGTTCTGATGAAAACCTGCTCGAAATGCGGAGAGGTGAAGCCTCGTTATGAATTCGGCCTGCGCAAACGTAGCCCCGACGGTTTGCAGACATGGTGCCGGGATTGCCGCCGGGAATACCAGCGTGCCTACGCTCGGACTTTCCGAGATCCTCAGAAACATCGGGAGGCACAACGCCGCTATAGGCTTCGGCACGCCGAGAAGAACCGGGCGCACAGCGTTGTCAGGAGCGCCGTCAAGGCATGCCGGATCATCGTGCCAGTGTGGTGCCAGCGCTGTGGCTGCGTGACCGATCTCGAAGCGCATCATCACGACTATTCCGAGCCGCTTGCGGTCGAATGGCTCTGCTCGACCTGCCACGGGCTCGCACACCGTAGTTACGAGGGAGGTCAGCATGCTGGACTATAACCGCCGTCCCGGCATCGCAGACCGCATCAACGCCGCAGTGGATTCCGCGCTCGAGGCAGAACGCGCAGCGACGCTGGCGCGCGACTATCTCGGCGCGTCCCGGCTGGGCCATGCCTGCGAGCGCGCGCTGCAATTCGAATTCGCAGGTGCGCCGAAGGACGAAGGCCAGGACTTCTCCGGCCGGTCACTGCGGATCTTCGCGATCGGGCACGAGCTTGAGGATCTCGCCATCCGCTGGCTGCGGGCGGCGGGGCTCGATCTGGTCACACAAAAGCGGGACGGCGGCCAGTTCGGCTTCTCCGTCGTGGGCGGGCGCATCCGCGGCCATGTCGACGGGATCATCGCTGAGGCCCCAGCGGCGTTGGGGCTGCGCACCCCGGCGCTCTGGGAATGCAAGACGATGAACGCAAAGAACTGGCGCGAGACGGTGGCCAAAGGCGTGACGGTCGCCAAGCCCGTCTATGCAGCCCAGATCGCGCTCTACCAGGCCTACATGGAAGCGACGGTGCCGGGCATCTCGGTCGCACCAGCGCTTTTCACCGCGATCAACAAGGACACGGCCGAGCTGCACCACGAACTCGTGCCCTTCGATGCCGACCTCGCGCAGCGCATGTCGGACCGCGGCGTGCGGATCCTGCGGGCGACCGATGCCGGTGAGCTACTGCCGCGCATCGCCGCCAGTCGCGACTTCTTTGAATGCCGGTTTTGCCCGTGGGCCGAGCGCTGCTGGAGCCTGCGGGCATGAGCGACGACAACATCATCCATTTCAATCCCTGGCGCGATTTCAACGATGCGGCGCCCCTAGACGACCCCTTCGCGGTCGAACCGGACGCGGACCAGATCGCCCGCTTCGTCGATGTCGTCTTCGGCTACTCCGAGGGGCTGATCCCGGTTCGCGGCTTCGCCGACAAGGGTCAGGGCAAGGACGGCCGGCCGCACAACATCTGGATCGATGCGGACGCCACCGCACCCGAGAAGCTCGCCACCTTCGCCGACTGGGCATCGCGCGAGGGCGCAGCGGTTTATGTCATCCCCGGCACGGTCGCGGAAACCGGCCGGGCCCGCGCCGCGGATGTCCTTCAGATGCAGAGCCTCGTGGTCGATCTCGACTCCGGCGACATCCCGGCGAAGCTCGATCACCTCCTCCACCATCTCGGCAGGCCGACCCTGATCGTCGAGAGCGGTGGGCGCACGACCGAGGGCGCGACCAAGCTCCATGTCTGGTGGAAACTGACCGAGCCCGCGGAGGGCGCCGATCTCGCCCGGCTCTGCCAGCTGCGCGGCGAGATCGCGCTGAAGGTCGGCGGCGACACCCACTTCCGCTCGGCACACCAGCCGATCCGCGTGCCCGGCACGGTCTATCACAAGGGCGGGCTCACCCGGCTCGTGCAGATCCGCGAGGCGATCGAACTCGAGGTCGATCTCGCCGAGATGGCCGAGCGCGTCGCCGACATGCCGCCCATGCCCGGCGTCGGCATGGCCACGGCTGAACCCCGCGAGAAACCCGCCATCGACGACGTGCTGGTGACCCCGGTGCACGAGGGCGGCACGGACGAGTGGTCCCGCTTCGAGGGCGCCTCGGCCGCCATCGGCTATTTCCTGCGGCTGGTCCACGAGGGCCGGATGTCGATGGACGAGGGCTGGACGGCGATCTGCGGCTACAACGCCGCGATGCTCCGCCCGGCCTGGCCGCTCGACCGGCTGAAGCGCGAGACCAATCGCCTCTGGGAGCTGCACATCAAACGGCACGGGCCGCCGCTGGTCCGCCTCGACAGCGCGGCGCCTGCGCAGATGGACCTGCCGACCTTCACTCTGGGCGCCTTGCTCGACGACACGAGCCCGATGCCCGACGACATCATTGGCCCCCGCGTGCTGACGCCGGGCGGGCTCCTGGTGCTGGGCGGCGCGCCCAAGGTGGGCAAGAGCGACCTGCTGATCGCGTTGCTCGTGCACATGGCGGCAGGCGTGCCGTTCCTCGGTTTCACGCCGCCACGGCCGCTGCGGATCTTCTACCTGCAGGCCGAGATCCAGTATCACTATCTCCGCGAGCGCATGCAGCAGATCGGCCTGCCGCCCGAGCTGATCGCCGCCCCGCGCGACAACCTGATCGTCACGCCGAAGCTGCGCATGCTGCTCGATGCCGGGGGCAGCGCCCGCGTGGCCGACGCGATCAGGGCCGCGTTTCCCGACGAAGCTCTCGACATCCTCTGCATCGATCCGATCCGCAACCTCTTCGACGGCGGGCCTGACGGTGGCGGCGAGAACGACAACGCCGCGATGATGTTCTTCCTCAAGGACCGGGTGGAGGTGCTGCGCGACCACGTCAATCCCGACTGCGGCGTGATCCTCGTCCACCACACCAAGAAGCTCTCGAAGCACCAGGTGAAGGAAGATCCGTTCCTTGCGCTCTCCGGCGCCAGTGCGCTCCGCGGCTTCTACACCACCGGCCTGATCCTGCACCGGCCTGACGAAGAGGTCAGCGAGCGCCGGCTGGAGATCGAGCTGCGCAACGGGCCCGCGCTGCCTGCCAAGGTGGTCGACAAGGTGAATGGCACCTGGACCGAACTCACCCCGAGCAGCGAGCGGCTGGTGCGCAAGGATCTGGGCGCCAGGCACGACGCGGAGCGGGATCGCAAGAACCTGGTCGTCCTCGCGCTGATCTTCGACGAGGCGGCCGAGGGAAGGCTCTACACCGCCACCCAGTTTGCCGAAGCGTTCGAGAACCAGCACGATCTTGGCGGGCGCTACAGCATCCGCGAGCGGCTCTCGGTGCTCGCCACCAAGGGGCAGATCAAGTTCCGCCGGAGTTTCACGGAGCACGGCTTCCCCGGCACGCAATCGCATTTCGGGTATCTCGTCGTCCGGGACATGCGCTTCGGCCGCGATCCCGTCATCGACGCCGAGACTGGCGAGGTTCTCGACGAGGGCGTAGCGGTCCTACCGACCCATTACAAATGCCCCCATTCCGGCCGCGCGCGCGAGGTCGAGACCCCCTCCGTCTGGGTCTATCCGGAGGAGGCTCATGACTGACTTCCTCATCATGAGCGCGGCCTTCCTCATTCTCATCCCTTCCTCATGGCCCAATGAAATCAATGGGTTGTGCATGAAGATGAGAAAGGTCTTCCTCATCGGCCTCTCTCATTGCCCGCCCCGTAAAAGCGCAATGAAAACAGAGCCCTACGCCCAAAACATGAGGCGAGTGGGGAAGCCCCCATACTACGTATGGGGAGGCCAACCGGCAGGTTTGGCCTCTCCTCCCATACGTCGATGGGTATCCGCGCGCGTGGGCCTCGACGCTTTCTGCACATCCCGATCCGACGACGGCGGCCCCGTACCGCCAAGCACCAGGCCGCCGTCGTCTTCCACCCGAGCAGCCAACCAGAAGAGGAGACCACCCATGGCTGACCTGACTCTCGCCACGCACCGCCGCGAGGCAATCCCCGATCTACCTGTCGCGCACCGCGCCGATCGCACCTTGCTCGCGCTCGATCTCGGCACCACCACCGGGTGGGCGCTGCATGGCGCCGACGGGTTGATCACTTCCGGCACCGTGTCCTTCCGTCCCGGTCGCTTCGATGGCGGCGGAATGCGCTACCTGCGCTTCACCAACTGGCTGGCCGAACTGGATCGGCTCTCCGGGCCTATCGCCGCGATATGGTTCGAGGAGGTCCGCCGCCACGCCGGCACGGACGCCGCGCATGTCTACGGCGGGCTCATGGCCACGTTGACCTCCTGGGCCGAACTCCGCGGCGTTCCCTACGAGGGCGTCCCTGTCGGCACGATCAAGCGCTTCGCCACCGGCAAGGGCAACGCCAACAAGGACGCCATGATCGCGGCCGCCCGGGCCCGCGGCTTCAGCCCGGCCGACGACAACGAAGCCGACGCCATCGCGATCCTGTTTTGGGCGCTGGAGACCAAGGGAGGCATCCAATGAGGTGGCACCCCAAGGGCTATGGCGGCCATCGCCGCGGCCCCGAGCAGATCCGGCGCGAAGGGTGGAAGGAGCAAGGCATCTTCGCGGTTTCGCTTGACGACCAGAGACTTACTTGGCCTGAGCGGGAGCTGGTACGGCAACTCGGCGAGCGCCTCTACGGCGCGCGCCCCGCGGAACTGGAGGTGCAGCAATGACGGACTGGACCCCGGCAATGGTCGAGGAGCGGCTGGCCGTGGCGGCCCTCGTGCTGAAGCGGATGCCCGAGCCTCGGCGGCGGGGATACTTCAGCACATGGCCCGAGATCGTCCACAGCTTCGGCGACAAGGTCGGCCAGGAGCCGAAGCCGATGCGCGTGCTGCCGTCCCCGCAGGACATCAGCCGGATGGAGGAGACCCTGACCTGGACGGCCTGCCTCGAACCGCTCGACGGCAAGATCGTCTGGATGAAGGCGCATGGCGAGCGCTGGAAGGAGATCTGCTGGGCGGTCGGTCTGCGGCGCTCCGCGGCGCATCAGCACTGGCAATACGGTCTCTCGGTGATCGCGCTGACGCTCAACAGGCGGTCGTTCAATCGCAGCCTGTCGAAGCGCAAGGTCATCGCGCTGGCCGCTGGCGCGTAAGCCCATGGGCACAATAGGAAAGTGTCCGCCGGACAGTTTTCGCTAAGACAAAAACGGCTCTCCCGGGTTAGAAAACGGATATACTCGGGAGAGGCGCGCGCGGGACGGACCCGAGCGAAAACATCCTTTCGTTGGCGAACCCGTTACGAAAGGAAAGGTGCTTATCCTTTCCTTGTGGGCCGCTGTCCGACACCGACGCCCAAGTCCGCGGTTCCTTCCTGGCGACTATGTATGCTGGCGGGCTTGGCGCGATATTTTGCCAGCGACAGGGCCGGTTTTTTGGGAAGCCACCCGGAAGCCGGGTTCATAAGCCACCCGCGCAAACCCCAATGAACGCTGGCCTTCGGGCCGGATACCCCGGACGCCGCTGAACCCCGCGTGGGGTCCGGCGTGGCATCCGGAGTCCGGACTCCGGCCGGCATCCACCTCATCGACGGAAACCGCCCGCCCATGACGCTGAGCTTCGCTCCCGAGCGGATCGAGATGTGGCCGCTTGCGCGCCTCCAACCCTACGCGAAGAACGCGAAGGTGCACGGGCCCGACCAGGTCGCAAAGATCGCCGCAAGCATGGCCGAGTTCGGCTGGACCGTGCCCTGCCTCGTCGGCGGGGACGGCGAGTTGATCGCGGGCCACGGCCGCGTGCTGGCCGCCACGCAGCTAGGTCTGACTGAAGCGCCGGTGATCGTTCTGGGCCACCTGACCGAAGCGCAGCGCCGGGCATACCGCATCGCGGACAACAAGCTCACGGAACTCTCAAGCTGGGACGAAGCGCTGCTGTCGGCCGAGCTACAGGACCTGCTCGCTGACGACTACGACCTGTCGCTGGTCGGCTTCTCGGACGGCGAACTCGACAAGCTGCTGGCCTACGTCGCGGAAGACGACGGTGAAGAAGGTGGCGCCGGGGGCTCCCTGCCGCCGGTGACCATCCCCGAGCCGCCCCGCAACCCGGCATCGCGCACGGGCGATCTGTGGATCCTCGGCGACCACCGGCTGCTCTGCGGCGACAGCACAAGCGCGGTCGATGTGCGCCGCCTGATGAATGGCGAGCGGGCGATCCTGTTCGCGACCGACCCGCCGTACCTCGTCGATTACGACGGCTCGAACCACCCGACCCGGAACAAGGATTGGTCTGCGTCCTATGGCACGACCTGGGACGACAGCTCGCAGGGTGCCGAGCTCTATGACGGCTTCATCGCGGCGGCCGTGGCCGAGGCGATCAAGGACGACGCCGCCTGGTACTGCTGGCACGCCTCCCGCCGCCAGGCGATGCTCGAGGCCTGCTGGGAGAAGGCGGGCGCCTTCGTCCACCAGCAGATCATCTGGGTGAAGGACCGCGGCGTCCTGACCCGCTCCCACTACCTCTGGAAGCACGAGCCCTGCTTCATGGGCTGGCGCCGCCCGAACCGCCCGCCCAAGGTCGCCGAGGAAACGCTGCCCTCGACCTGGGAGATGCCGTCCTTCGCGAAGGATGAGCGCCCCGACCATCCGACGCCGAAACCGCTCGACGCCTTCGCCATCCCGATGCGCCAGCACGTTGCCCGCGGCGGGCTCTGCTACGAGCCGTTCTGCGGCTCCGGCTCGCAGATCATGGCGGGCGAGGCCAACGGCCGCCGCGTCTTCGCGATGGAGATCAGCCCCGCCTATGTCGATGTCGCCGTCGAACGCTGGCAGGCCGAGACCGGCAGGGACGCAATCCTCGACGGCAGCGATCGGACCTTCGCCGAGGTCAAGGCCGAGCGGCTTGGCGACAAGGCCGATGCCGCCGCCTGATGGCCATCTACTACAACGATGCCGATCCCGCGGCCTGCGCATGGCTGCGGGAGCTGATCGCCGCCGGGCTGCTTCCTGCCGGCTACGTGGACGAGCGGTCCATCCTCGAAGTGGAGCCGGCCGACCTGCGCGGCTTCACGCAATGCCATTTCTTCGCCGGGATCGGCGGCTGGCCCTACGCACTGCGCCTCGCCGGCGTGGCCGAGGATCGGTCCATCTGGACCGGCTCGCCGCCTTGCCAACCCTTCAGCCAGGCCGGGCAGCGCAAGGGACAGGACGATGACCGTCACCTCGCCCCGGCTTTCCTGCGGCTCGTCGCAGCCTGCCGCCCGGAGCTCGTCTTCGGCGAGCAGGTCGCGAGCGCGGCAGTGCTCGGACCGGTTGGCAGAAAGTCTCGCGCGGCAGTTGAGGGCCCGGCTGGCTGGGCGTGGTTCGACGCTCTGGCGGCTGACCTGGAAACGGCATCTTACGCCGTCGCGGCGGCCGATCTGCCGGCTGCGGGCATCGGCGCGCCGCACATCCGCCAGCGGCTGTTCTTCGGCGCTGTCGCACTGGAGCCGGGCGGGTTGGGCGACGGCCTCCGCGCGGGATCACAAGGATGGATCGGAATGCCGGGCGGTTCCGATCAACGCGCTGCTCGGCCGACAGGTCTGGCTCGCGGGCTGGCCGACGGCGATGGCGGGCTCGCCCGCGACTGCAGCGTACAACGCGGCCGGCAACACCGATGCGAGCCGCAGGACGGTGAAGCTGGTGGATTGGTCGAAGGCGTCGACCCCGCCGGGACCGATGCGACGGACGGCGTCTGGCGAGATCCGGACTGGCTCCTCTGCCGGGATGGCCGCTGGCGGCCCGTTGAGTCCGGAACATTCCCGCTGGCTGATGGGATATCCGGCCGCATGGGGCTCCTGCGGGGCTACGGCAATGCAATTGTGCCGCCGCTCGCGGCGGAGTTCGTGACGGCTTTTCTGGAGAGCCTGCGATGAAGCAAAGCCGGACCATGTCGATGGTCGCGGCCGCGGCAAACGTTGTCGTCGGTTACGTTTTGGCCATCGCCACGCAGATCGTCGTGTTCCCGTGGTTCGGGATCAAGACGGGTCTCGCGGAGCATCTGACCATCGGCCTCGCCTTCGTCGGCGTCTCGCTGGCGCGGGGTTATGTCCTTCGCCGGCTGTTCGAGGCGATCCGGATGCGAAGCTTCGAATGAAGTACCGCCGCCCCAAGCGGGACGGCGGCATCGGGACCGTCGTGGTGTGCGGCGTCAGTTGTCTGTGATGCGGTAGGCCCTACCGCGCCCATCGATTTTCTCGGAGGTGATGGTCAGGCCGAGCTTCTTTTTCAGCGCGCCGGACATGGCGCCCCTAGCCGTGTGAGCTTGCCAGTCGAGGGCCGCCACGATCTCATCGATGGTCGCGCCGCCGTCGGCGCGGAGCATCTCGATCAGCTTCGCCTGCTTGGTGCCCGCGCGCGGTGTGTGCGCCTTGGGCGCGGGGTCGGCTTCGGCGGGGGCGTCCTGCGGGGCTTCCGCGCTCGGTTCCTCGTCGGCGCCCGTGGGCGCGCTGTCGCCGCTCTCCGGCTCGACGCCGATGGCGGCGAGGCCCGCGTCCGTGATGTGCAGGAGGATGGCCCGCCCGTCCTCGTCGTTGCGCCAGATGCGGTTGAGGGCGGCGTCGGCCTTGGCCCGGCTGTCGGTCGCCGTCTCGGCGATCAACCCGCGGGAGAGCAGCGCGCCGACCACCTTGGCGGCGGCACCTCCGCGGAGCGAGCCGGGGAGCGGCAGGACGTTGCGGTCCTCGCGCTGCGCAGCGGCGCTGAGGATCACGAGCTGGGTATCGGAAAGCTTGGTCATGGGGTCGTCTCCGTGTTTGGGGCCGCGACCGTCGCGACCCTTCTATGACCCCGAGCCGCGCCTCGGCGCGGCGGGAGTTCCGGCGGCGCCGGAGATCAGCGCGCGTGTTCACCCTCGCCGAAGGCGCTGTCGGTGATGCGCTTCAGGAGGCTGGCGTAGTGTTCGAGGGTGCCGACGTCGGCCCAGTTGATCTCGTCGGGGTGAGTGTTGAAGTGGTCGTCGCTGAGTGCCTGCAGACGGGCGAGCATCGCGTCGATCTCGGCCTTCTTGCCGATGAAGGCGTTCAGCGCGGCTTCCTTGTTCCGGCGCGCCTTCTCGGCGCGGAGTTCGTGGCGGGGCGTGGTGATCGGGTTCAGGCGCGTGGTCATCGTGGTGGCTCCGGGTGAGTTGCATCGTCCTTGTAGGATGGACGTTCGCTCCGGTGGCCCGGCTTATCAACTCAATAAGCATCTGACTTTGAATGATAATCGGGGCTGGCGATGCAGGGCATGAGCGAGCGCCAGTACGCCGCCCATGTCGGGCTGTCGCGCGGCGCGATCCAGAAGGCGAAGGCCGCCGGCCGGCTCGTCCTGCACGAGGATGGCAGCATCGACGCCGCGGCGTCCGACCGGCTGCGGGCGGAAGCGACCGACCCGTCGAAGACCAGGAAGCCGACGTCGCCGAAGCTGAAGCCGGTACCCGAGGCGGCGGTCTCGGCGGTTGGCGACACGCTGCGGGAACAGGGCATGGCCGCGCCGGTCACGGGCGGCGGCACGACCTTCCTGCAGGCGAAGACGGCGCACGAGGTGCTGAAGGCGCAGGAGCGGCGCATCCGGCTCGCGAAGCTGAAGGGCGAGCTCGTCGACCGCGACCGCGCCACGGCGCTGGTCTTCCGGCTCGCGCACGAGGAACGCGACGCGTGGGTGAACTGGCCGGCGCGGGTGGCTGCGCTGATGGCGGCGGAGTTGGGAACGGAGACGGCGGCCATGCAGAAGGTTCTGGAGGCCCATGTCCGCGCCCATCTCGAGGAACTCGCCCAGCCCCGGATCGCCCTCTGAGGATATCGCCCAGTTCGACGGGGCGGAGGCGCTGCTCCGGGCCTGGGGCCGCGGCCTCACGCCCGACCCCTGGCTGACCGTCTCGGAATGGTCGGACACCCATCGATGGCTGAGCTCGCGTGCGAGCGCCGAGCCCGGCCGCTACCGCACCGAGCGCACGCCCTACATGCGCGCGATCATGGACGCGCTCTCGCCCGGCGACCCGACCCAGCGGGTGGTGTTCATGAAGGCCGCGCAGGTGGGCGCGACGGAGGCTGGCAACAACTGGATCGGCTTCGTGATCCACCACGCGCCGGGCCCGATGCTCGCCGTCCAGCCGACGGTGGAGCTGGCCAAGCGGAACTCGCGCCAGCGGATCGACCCGCTGATCGAAGAGAGCCCGGCGCTGAAGGAACGCGTCCGCCCGGCGCGGGCGCGCGACAGCGGCAACACGCAGCTGTCGAAGGATTTCCCCGGCGGCGTGCTGGTGATGACCGGCGCCAACTCGGCGGTGGGGCTGCGCTCGATGCCGGCGCGCTACGTCTTTCTCGACGAGGTCGACGCCTATCCGGCCTCGGCCGACGAGGAAGGCGACCCCGTCACGCTGGCCGAAGCGCGGTCGCTGACCTTCGCACACCGGCGCAAGGTCTTCCTGGTCTCGACCCCGACGATCCGGGGGCTGAGCCGGATCGAGCGGGAATACGAGGCGAGCGACCAGCGGCGGTTCTTCGTTCCGTGCCCGCATTGCGACGCGATGCAGTGGCTGCGGTTCGAACGGCTGCGCTGGGAGAAGGGCAAACCGGAGACGGCGGTGTACCACTGCGATGCCTGCGAGGAGCCGATCGAAGAGCACCACAAGCCGGCGATGCTGGCCGCGGGCGAATGGCGAGCGACCGCCGAGGCCCGCGATGCGCGGACGGTGGGGTTTCATCTCTCGGCGCTCTATTCGCCGCCGGGGTGGAAGAGCTGGGCCGACATCGCGCGCGACAAGGAGACGGCGGCGGGGTCCGACGAGGCCGAGCGCGTGTTCCGCAACACGGTGCTCGGGGAGACCTGGATCGAGACCGGCGACGCGCCGGACTGGCAGAGGATTGCCGAACGGCGAGAGGACTGGCCGGCGGCGACCATTCCCGCGGGCGGCCTGTTCCTGACCGCCGGCGCCGACGTGCAGAAGGACCGGATCGAGATCGATGTCTGGGCCTGGGGCCGCGGGCTGGAAAGCTGGCTCGTGGATCACGTCGTGATCGAGGGCGGCCCGGCGCGACCCGAGAGCTGGGAGGCGCTGACTGATCTGCTCGGCCGCAGCTGGCGTCATGCCGGCGGCGCCGAACTCGGCCTCGCGCGGCTCGCCATCGACACGGGCTACGAGACGGCCGCGGTCTATGGCTGGGCGCGCTCGGTCGGCTTCGCGCAGGTGGCGCCGGTCAAGGGGCTCGAAGGCTTCAACCGGGCGAGCCCGGTCTCCGGGCCGACCTTCGTCGACGCCACCGCGGGCGGGAAACGCCTGCGCCGCGGCGCGCGGCTCTGGACCGTGGCGACATCGACCTTCAAGGCCGAGACCTACCGCTTCCTGCGGCTGGCGCGACCGACGGCGGAAGAGTTGCAGGATGGCGCGGCGTTCCCGCCCGGCACGGTGCATCTGCCGGGCTGGGCCGACACCGAGTGGATCCGGCAGCTGACGGCCGAACAGCTGGTGACGGTCCGTAACCGGCGCGGTTTTGCGAAGCTGGAATGGCAGAAGCTCCGCGAGCGCAACGAAGCTCTGGACTGCCGGGTCTATGCCCGCGCCGCTGCCTGGATTGCGGGCGCGGATCGCTGGCCCGAGGCGACATGGGCCGATCTCGAAGCTCAGCTCGGCGTCCCGAGCGGCATGGACAGCCCCGCCGGTCTGATCGGGCGGCCCGATCCACGCGCGCAAGGAAAGCGCCGCTCCGATTGGCTCGGGCGGCGGGAAGGATGGTTGTCTTAAGATCGGTCCCGGCTCCTGTGCGATACAGGAGCCGCTCTCCGGCACCTCACACATGCCGGAGAGCGGCGGGGGACGGGTCGAAAGGATGGAGGTTCCCAAGGACCGGTCAGAAGTTGGATCGCCCCCGCCTTTCGCATGTCCTGAACGGATAGGTGGGGGATGCTGCATGCATTGCCCCGTACGACAAGCACAGGAGACGAAAGGCAATGCAGGATACCATCGGGATCGACATTTCCAAAGACACGCTCGACATCCACCGTCAGTCCGACGGCCGGCATGCCAGGTTCGGCAACGACAAGGTGGGGCTCGCGGCCCTGCGTCGCTGGATCGGCAAGACGCCCGTCCGCGTCGTCTACGAGGCGACCGGTCGCTATCATCGCGATCTGGAAAGCGCACTGGATGCGGCTGGCCACGCACTGGTCAAGGTGAATCCCGGGCGCGCGCGCCGGTTCGCGCAGGCCGCGGGTTACGGGGCCAAGACCGACCGCGTCGATGCCGCCATGCTCGCACGGATGGGCGCAGTGCTCGATCTCGAGGCAACGCCGGTTCGCAGCGAGGGCCTGCACGAAATCAGGGAGTTGCACATCGCGCGTCTCGGCCTGATCAAGGATCGTACCGCTTGCCGCAACCGTCTGCAGGCGGCGCGCAACAAGGTCGTCCTGGCGCAACTGCGTGCGCGTCTGCGGCAGGTCGAACGCCAGATCGAACAGATCGACACCGAGCTCGCGCGCCTCGTCACCGATGACCCGGCGCTCGCTCATCGCTTCGGGATCCTGATGTCGATCCCCGGCATCGGCCCCGTCGCGGCGGTCGCCATGCTCGTGGAGATGCCCGAGCTGGGCACAATGCACGGCAAGGAAGCCGCCAGTCTCGCCGGGCTCGCCCCGATCACCCGCGAGTCGGGCAAGTGGAAGGGGCAGTCGCGGATTGGCGGTGGGCGACGCGGACTGCGCCGGGCGCTCTACATGCCGGCCCTCGTCGCCACCCGGCACAACCGGCAGCTCGGCCAGACCTATCAGGCGCTCTGCAGCGCGGGAAAGCCCGCGAAAGTCGCGATCACCGCCGTGATGCGCAAGCTCCTGATCCTCGCAAACGCCCTGATCCGGGATGACCGAAAATGGGCCGAAACCGCCCCTTGATCAAAACGGATAACTTCTGACATGGCCGACTGGACGGAAGCAGAGCTCGCGGCGCTCCGGCGCGCCTATGCGAGCGGCACGACACGGGTGAGCTATGACGGCAAGACCGTGGACTATGGCTCGGCCGAGGACCTGCTCGGGCGCATCCGGACCATCGAGCGCCAGATCGCCGGGACGACCGCTCGGCCCATCGCGGGCTTCGCCGGCTTCTCGCGCGGGGATCGCTGATGGTCTCATGGCTCGACAGGGCCATCGCTTCGGTCGCCCCGCGCACGGCCACGCGCCGGGTGCTAGCGCGGCAGGCCTTCGAGGGGCTCGCGCGCTCCTACGAGGGCGCGGCGCGCGGACGGCGAACGGATGGCTGGCACGCGCCGGGCTCCTCGGCCGACGCCGAGATCGGCCGGGCCGGCGCGCTGCTGCGCGACCGGATGCGGGACCTGGTGCGGAACAACCCGCACGCCGCCAAGGCGGTCTCGGTGCTCGTCAACAACATCGTCGGCGCCGGGATCATGCCGCGCGCGGCGAGCGGCGACGCTGCGCTCGACCGCGAAGTGGACCGGCTCTTCGAGATCTGGGCGCGGGGCTGCGACGCCGATGGCCAGCTCGACTTCTACGGGCTTCAGACGCTCGCCTGCCGCGAGATGGTGGAGGCCGGCGAGGTGCTGGTGCGCCGCCGCCCACGGCGCCCCGGCGATGGCGTTGTACCGCCGGTCCAGCTGCAGCTGCTCGAGGCCGACTTCCTCGACGCGACCCGCAACGGCACGCTCGGCGCGGGCCAGGCGGTGCAGGGCATCGAGTTCGATGCGCTCGGCCGGCGCCGCGCCTATTGGCTCTTCGGAGCGCATCCGGGCGACGCGAGCCGCAGCCTGACGGGTGGGCTCAGCAGCCGTGCGGTCCCCGCGACCGAGATTGCCCATGTCTACGAGAAGCAGCGGACGCAGGCGCGCGGCGTCCCCTGGGGCGCGCCGGTGATCCGGGCCTTGCGCGACCTCGACGATTACGAGGTGGCCGAGATCGTGCGCAAGAAGACCGAAGCCTGCGTCACCGCCATTGTCTTCGGCGACGAGGAAGCGCAGCAGGGCATCGCGCCCGCGGTGGTCGACGCCGACGGCAACCGGGTCGAGCAGTTCGAGCCGGGGCTCATCGCCTACGCCCGCGGCGGCAAGGACATCCGCTTCAACCAGCCCGCCGCCACGGGCGGCTACGGCGAGTACAAGCGGGCGAGCCTGCACACGATCTCGGCCGGCTTCCGCGTGCCTTACGAACTGCTGACCGGGGATCTCAGCCAGGTGAACTACTCCTCGATCCGGGCCGGGCTCGTGGAGTTCCGCCGGATGATCGACGCTGTGCAGTGGCAGCTTTTCATTCCGATGTTCTGCGCACCCGTGTGGCGCTGGTTCACCGAGGCCGCGTGGGCGGCGGGCCGCATCCCCACGCCGGACGTGCCCGTGGAATGGTCGCCCCCGAAGTTCGAGGCGGTCGACCCGCAGAAGGACGCGATGGCGGACCTGCTGGCCATCCGCTCCGGCACCATGACACTCGCCGAGGCCATCGCCCGGCAGGGCCGCAACCCCGACGCGGTGCTGGCCGAGATCGCGGCCACGAACGCCAAGCTCGATGAGCTGGGCCTCGTGCTCGACAGCGACCCGCGCCGCGTGACCAAGACCGGCAGCGCGCAATCCAATGCGCCGGCCGACCCCGCGACCGAGCCGGATGACACCGCCTCAAGCAGCGAAGCGGTAGGTGACGAAGCACCCGGCGACGGGGCCTGACGAGGATCCATCCATGGAGCAGACGATCGAACTGCCGGCGTTCCGCCGGTCGGCGGAGCTTGCGCCGAACACGGCAGATGCCGACGCCCGCACCGTCGAGGTGATCTGGTCGACCGGCGCCCGGGTGCGGCGCGCCGCGCTCTTCGGCGAGCCGCATGACGAGGAGCTCAGCATGGCGCCCGAGCATGTGCGGCTCGAGCGACTGAACGCGGGCGCGCCCTTCCTGAAGGTGCACGAGGCGCACGACCTCGACGCGGTGATCGGCTCGGTCGTGCCTGGCTCGGCGCGGATCGAGAACGGACAGGGCATCGCCCGCATCCGCCTCTCCGAGCGCGACGCGGTTGGCGACATCTGGCGCGACATCGAGGCCGGGCACATCCGCGCGGTCTCCATCGGCTACCAGGTCCACCGCTTCGAGATCTCGAAGCCCGAGGGCCAGCGCGAGCTGTGGCGCGCGGTGGACTGGACCCCGTTCGAGATCTCCGCCGTACCCGTGGGCGCCGATCCCGCCGCCGGCTTCCGTTCCAACAGTGATCATCACGACTGCGTCCTCCACCGCCGGGACGCCCCCACCAGCGAAGGAGCATCCCCGATGACGGACAGGACCGAGACCCCGGCCGAGACGGCCGAGCAGAGCAACACCACGGCACCGCCCGAGGAGACGAGCATGACCTACGACAAGACCGGCGCTGCCGACACGCAGACCCGCGCCGCCGACACCAGGGCCAAGGCGAAGCCGACGCCCGATCCGGCGCAGGAGGATCGCGCACGCAGCGTCGACACCGACGCGCTGGTCAGCGAGGCCCGCGCGCAGGAGCGCGAGCGCGTCTCCACGATCCATGGCCTCGCCGACAAGCTCCACCTCGAGCGCGGCTTTGCGGACGACCTGATCACGCGGGGCGTCTCCATCGACGAGGCGCGCCGGCTGATCCTCGACCAGGTCGCGGCGAAGGCCGACGAGACCCGGACCTTCCCCCATGTCTCGATCCCGCTCGGCGGGCGCGACGCCACGGTCACGCGGCGCGAGGCGATCTCGAACGCGCTCCTGCATCGCTACAGCCCGACGCTCTTCCCGCTGGAGGATGCCGCCCGCGAGTACCGCGGCATGACGCTGATGGAGCTCGCCCGCGAAAGCCTCGAGACGGCGGGCGCCAGCACCCGCGGCCTGTCGCGCGACGAGGTGGCGACGCGCGCGCTGCACTCGACCTCGGACTTCCCCGAGATCCTCGCCGCCGTCACCAACAAGACCCTGCGCCAGGCCTACGAGGCCTATCCGCGGACCTTCCCGCTCTTCTGCCGGCAGGTGCTGGCCACCGACTTCAAGGCGATGCATCGGGTCCAGCTGGGCGAGGCGCCGCAGCTTCTGAAGGTCGGCGAGAGCGGCGAGTTCAAGCGCGGCACGCTCGGCGAGAGCAAGGAGAGCTACCGCATCGAGACCTACGGCCGCGTCGTCGCCATCACCCGGCAGGTGCTGATCAACGACGATCTCGACGCCTTCCCGCGCATCCCGGCGATGTACGGCAACTCCATCGCCCAGCTGGAATCGGACGTGGTCTGGGACATCGTGACGTCGAACCCGGCCATGGCGGATGGAACGGCGCTGTTCCATTCGACCCACAAGAACCTCGCCGGCAGCGGCGCGGCCCTTGGGGTCGACAGTGTGGGCCTCGCGCGGGCGGCGATGCGCAAGCAGACCGGCCTCGACAAGAAGACGGTCCTGAACATCCGCCCCGCCTTCCTGATCGTGCCGGCGGCGCTGGAGCTGAAGGCCGAGCAGCTGGTCGCCCAGAACCTCGTGCCCGCCCAGAGCGGCAACGTCGTGCCCCAGTCGATCCGCACGCTCTCGCCCATCGCCGAGCCCCGGCTCGATGCGGCCAGCGAGACCGCCTGGTACCTGGCGGCCAGCCCGAACCAGATCGACACCATCGAGTACGCCTATCTCGAGGGCCAGCAGGGCGCCTACATCGAGACTCGCAACGGATTCGACGTCGACGGCGTCGAGATCAAGTGCCGCCTCGATTTCGGCGCCAAGGCCATCGACTGGCGTGGCCTCTACAAGAACCCCGGCGCGTGAGCCCGGCGATCCCCTGAACCCTGATCCCTGACGCACGGGCGGCCCTCATGCCGCCCGTGGTCGTATTCAAGAGGACCCCGCGATGAAGAACTACGTCCAGCCCGGCACCACCATCACCCTGACCGCGCCCTACGCCGTGACCTCCGGCGACGGCCTGCTCGTCGGCTCCATCTTCGGCGTGGCCGCCGGCGATGCCGCCAACGGTGCCACCGTTGAGGCGGCGCTCACCGGCGTCTTCGATCTCACCAAGATCGGCTCGCAGGCCTGGACCGCAGGCGCCAAGGTCTATTGGGACGACACCAACAAGCGCTGCACCACGGTCGCGACCGACAACACCCTCATCGGTGTCGCCGTCGAGGCGGTGGCGGGCGGGGCAGGCGACACCACCGGTCGGGTACGCCTCAACGGCAGCTTCTGAAGCGCTCAGATGCTGACCAGATAACGTCGCTGGAGGTTGTCGAGATGCTCATGGAGCCATCGGGGTGTCGAAGGAATGCCGCGCCAGGTTTGCCATAGCTCTGGGTAGCTCATCGCCTTGAAAGCCGGTGACGATCCGGCGACGCGTGCTTTGAACTCCTCTATCTCGTCGCGATGGGCTGCGAACTCCGGACCGGCATTCGGGTTTGCCGGCTCCCAGAACAGATAAAGCAGCGTCACGGGACGGTTGGGGAAGGTGCGAGACAATCCGAACGCATGCTTGATGAGTTGGGCCGCGTCGAGCCAGGTGTAATGGTCCGGGTTATCTCGAAGGCGCAGCATTTCGCAGAAGTATCCCTGGTCGCGCCGCGAGTCCCTGATCTGCTCCTCGTATGCGGGCGAGAATTCGGCCCGGTGTGCCGACAGGTGTTCGGTCAGCTTGGACTCGATCCCGACCACGCCGCCGGGGCCCGAAAGCACGACGTCGAGATTGGGTGCACGGCCGCCGCGGAGTCCGGTAGGGCATTTCCGTTCAAAACGAAGATCGTCGAAACCGGCAGCCATCGGCATGGCGAGGTCGGCGATCCGGCTCCGAAACGGCGCGAAGCAATTGACCGCCAGCCCTGATGAAGAATGGGCCGCCCGGAACTTGGTCTCCAGTTCGTTGCCGTCGCCCGAGGACAGGTCTGCTTCGAAATCCTCCAGCGAAACCTGCGGAAGCAGCGTGTCTCGGAAATCTGCGACGTAGCCCTTCGCGTCGAGGCACGTGTCCGGGTGCTGGTGAATGAAAGCCTCTGAAAGAGCTTGAACGGCTCGGGTTCTCGCCGAGCGCTCTGAAATCGATTCCTGTTTCATGGGAGCAGTATAGCCATGACCAGCGCGTTCGCATCCGCTCTCGAAGCGCTCTTCGCGGACGTGCATCTCGCGCGCGACGTCGTTTACACCGCCGAGGGCGGAACGCCCGCGCTGGTCCGCGCGATCCTGCGTCGGCCGGACGACGTCACCGGCTTCGGCGAGGCGCGCATTTGGTCAGAGACCACCCGGCTGGACCTGCGCCTCGCCGAAGTGTCCACGCCACGTCCGGGCGACCGCATCGAGATCGACGGCGAGGCTTTCCTCATCCAGGGGGAGCCCGTCCGTGACCGCGAGCGGCTCGTCTGGACCGTGGACCTGCGCCCGGCCTGATCGCGATGAAGCTGAAGCTCGACATCACGCCCGATCTCGTGGCGGCCATGGCCGCCGAGGTGAAGGCGGGTGAGAAGGCCGTCACCGCCGCCATGCGCGAGGCCGGGACCGGGCTCAAGACCGCCTGGCGCGGCCAGATCACCGGCGCGGGCCTCGGGCGGCGGCTGGCGAACTCGATCCGGAGCCAAACCTATCCAAGGGCCGGCGAGAGTCTGAACGCCGCGGCGCTCGTCTGGTCCAAGGCCCCCGTCATCGTCGGCGCCCACGACACCGGCCCGCTGATCCGTTCGAAGGAGGGGTTCTGGCTCGCAATCCCGACCGAAGCCGCCGGCCGTGGCCTCCGAGGTGCCAAGCTCACCCCCGGCGAATGGGAGCGCCGGCGGGGGCTGCGCCTCCGCTTCGTCTACCGCCGCCGCGGCCCGAGCCTGCTCGTCGCCGACAGGGCCCGCATCAACACCCGCGGCCAGGCGGTGGCGTCGCGCGCCAAGACCGGCCGCAACCAGGTCACCGCGCCGATCTTCCTGCTCGTCCCGCAGGTCAAGCTGCCGAAGCGGCTCGATCTGGACCGGGATGCCGCTCGGGCCCACGACAGCGTGCCGGGGTTGATCGTCGCGAACTGGGTGGATGACAGATTCTGACGCAGGCCTACTTCGAACCGTTCGCGTGTGCTTGATGCCCGAAAAACAGGCCAGTAGCGTTGCAGGCAATCTGTATTCTTAACGGAGGCCGTCATGTTCTTCAGATCCCTTCTTCTGTCAGTCCTTTTTGCAGCGGTGGCGCCGACAATGGCGCAGGAGGGGAGCCTGGAGGTCGAGTTAGCGGAGATCGAAAGGCAGATTGCCGAAGTCGAGCAAGCAGCTGAAAGATATGATGGAGGGCTCATCGTCGGCCTGATCGACGCAAGGCGCGAAGCGCTACTTCTCGCACGCACCCTGATCGAAAACCGAATGAACGCAGAGGCAGGAGCGGCGACTGTCGAGGTCATCGTGCCGGCAATTCAACCCGACGAGGCTCGGGCTGAACAAATTCTCGGTGAGATGGCAGCCGCTCAAGAGCGCATTGCAGAAGCGGAACGAGAGGCATCCAGCGGAGGAGGTCTCGTTCAAGCCCTCGCACTCAGTCGGCTCGAAACCGAGAAGCTGACCCTTGCGCAATTGCAGATGGGTTATCTTCAAGCGCGCTACGGTATAGCGTTCCCGATCGCGCAAGTTTCACCTCCAGCGCCTCAAGACGCGGTCGGCGCTGTGGAGGAAACCGACGAAGACCTGGTTCGAGAGAGTCAAAACGTGGCATGGGCGGATCCTCGGTTTCCCGAGATCGACTATACCATTCAGCCTTTCGAACAGGCTCATCGCGAGGGGCATCGAATTTCTGGCTGGTGGACCATCGAAACAGAGCGTGCAGCCGTTGACGATAGCCCTCAGATCACGGCTTTGAACTATTCGCAGTACGAACCGAACAATTTCATGGGGTTGACGACTCTGATCGCGCGCTGCGTCGAAGGTGAGACTGCGTTCATTTTCGTGCAGGATGACTTCCTGATGAGCGACTTTCGGAGAAATTCCTTCGAAATGACGCTCCGGGTTGATGATGAGCCGGCGCGGGAAGCGAGGTGGAGTGGCCTGACGAACAACAAGGGCGCGGGTCTTTTCGGACGTGAAGCCGAATCCTTCATCCGTACGATCTACGATGCCGACCAGCTGTTTGTGCGCCTGGTGGAATCGAACGGGCAACGTCATGATGCATTGTTCGAACTTGCTGGGGCTCAGGACGCGTTTGAGGAAGTCGCCGCCGCCTGCGGTTGGACGACCTTGTCGCTGTCATCCGACGATTATCGAGCGATCCAGACCATGCTCAATGCTGGTGGCTTCGATGCCGGCACACCCGATGGACAGTGGGGCCCGGCGTCTCAACGGGCGATGAGAGCCTACCAAGAGTCCGTAGGGCTCCCCGAGACTGGCGCTCCGGATCGCGCGACGCTCGAAAGCCTCGGGGTGGAGAACTGATTCGTAGGAAGCCGATCTGAGCGGTTCGAGAAGCTGCTGCTTACTCAAACCCTGCCGGTCTGACGCAAAATTCAGATACCCATGCCCACGCCCCGTGAAACCATCCTCGCCGCGCTGCACGCGCGGCTCTCGGCACTGCCCGCCACCGCCCTGCGCGGCGAGGTGCTGCCAGAGCGCGTGCCGGCCGAGGGCCTGCTGATCCTGCGCGACGGCGAACCGGGGGAGCCGGAGGTCACGCTGTCGCCGCTGCGCTACCACTACCAGCACCGCGCCGAGATCGAGGCCGTCGTCCAGGGTGCCGCCCGTGACACCGCCTTCGACGCGCTGACCGCCAGCATCGGCACGGCGCTCGCCGCCGACCGGACGCTGGGCGGGCTCTGCGACTGGGTCGAGGCCGAAGCCCCGCGCCCGATCGATCTGCCGGTCGAGGGCGCGGCGAGCCTGAAGGCCGCGTTGGTCCCGGTGGTGCTGCACTATTCCACGGCCGACCCGCTGGCCTGACCCCGACAACCCGAGGAGACGAACATGGCACGAGCACAAGGGGCGCGGGCGCAGATGGCGCTTGCGTTCGAGACCACGTATGGAACGCCGCCCGCCAGCGGCTTCACTCGCATGCCCTTCGCCAGCACATCGCTTGGCGCGGAGCAGCCGCTGCTGAACTCGGAACTGCTCGGCTACGGCCGCGATCCGCTGGCGCCGATCAAGGATGCGGTCACGGCCGATGGTGATGTTGTCGTGCCACTGGACGCAGAAGCCTTCGGGTTCTGGCTGAAGGCGGCCTTCGGTGATCCGACCACGACCGGCACCGGTCCATGGACCCATGAATTCCAGTCGGGGTCGTGGACGCTGCCCAGCATGTCGATCGAGACCGGAATGCCAGAGGTTCCGCGCTACGCGATGTACTCGGGCTGCGTGCTTGACCAGATCACCTGGCAGATGCAGCGCTCGGGGCTGCTGACGGCAACGGCTCGACTGGTCGCACAGGGCGAGACGGTAGGGACGACGACCAGCGCCGGAACGCCGACTGCGCTGGAGCTGAAGCGGTTCGGCCATTTCAACGGGGCGATCACGCGCAACGGAACCGCGCTCGGCAATGTGGTCTCGGCCGAGATCACCTATGCCAACAACCTCGACCGGATCGAGACCATTCGTTCGGACGGGCGCATCGATGGGGCGGACCCGTCCATCGCCGCGCTGACCGGCCGGATCGAGGTCCGCTTCGCCGACCAGACGCTGGTGACGCAGGCGATCAACGGCGAGGCCTGCGAGATGGAATTCGCCTACGTCCTGCCCTCGGGCGAGAGCTTCACCTTCACCGTGCACGCGGTCTACCTGCCGCGCCCGCGGATCGAGATTTCCGGGCCGCAGGGGGTGCAGGCAACCTTCGACTGGCAGGCCTCCCGCGACAGCGTGGTTGGGCGGATGTGCACGGCGACCCTGATCAACGACATCGAGGTGTACTAGGAATGCTGACGCTCGACCTGACGAATGAACCGCGCTGGCATGATCTCGCGCCCGGCGTCCGGGTGCAGTTGCGCCCATTGACCACCGCCCTGATGGTGGCGACGCGCAGCGACCCGGCTGTCGAGGCCGTGCCCGAGGACGCCTCCGACGAGGAGCGCGCCGTCGCCTTTGCAAAGGCGCTGGCGCGGCGAGCGGTGCTGGCCTGGGAGGGCATCGGCGACGGGGACGGCAACCCCATCGACCCGAGGCCGGAGGCCATCGACGCGCTGCTCGACGTCTGGCCGATCTTCGAGGCCTTCCAGCTGGCCTACGTCTCCAAGGGTCTCCTGCTGGAGCAGGAAAAAAACGCCTCCGCGCTCTCGCCGAATGGTCCTTCGGCGGGGGCGAGCGATACTGCCAAGCCTGCGCACCCTACGAGGGCCGCGAGCAAGCCTGCCCGGACTGCCCGGCGCGGCTGAACCGCCTCCTCACGCACGAAGGCTGGCAGGTCTGGGATCTCGTCGGCCGCCTTGGCGGCCAGTTGCGCGTCCTGCCCGGCGCGGTGATTGGCTGGGACATGTCGGCGGTGCTTGCGCTTGGTGACGCGCTCGGCGTGCCGCCGCTCGTCATGGCCGAACTGCTGCCCGTGATCGAAGCGGTGATGGTTTCCAAACTCAACGAACAGATGGCGTCAGGCGGCCTCGAGGGGGGTGATGTCTGAGACGTCGATCGTGTCGCGCGCCCGCGCTAGATCCCACGCGCGCTGCAGGTTCATCCAGTACTCCGGGGTCGTGCGGAAGAACTTCGCGAGCCGGATCGCCGTGTCCACGGTGAGCGCGGTTTCACCCTTCACCAGCCGCTCGATCCGCGTGCGGGGAACGTGAAGGCGCTTGGCGAGCGCGATCGGGCTCATGTCGAGCGGCCCGAGATAGAGCTCGGACAGGACCTCGCCCGGGTGAGAGGGGTTCTTCATCAGTGTCATGTCGCGTCCTTTCAATGGTAGTCGACGATCTCGACATCGGCCGGCCCCTGATCCGTCCACACGAAGCAGATGCGCCACTGGTCATTGATGCGCACCGAATGCTGTCCCGCCCGGTCGCCTTTCAGTTCCTCGAGATGATTGCCCGGTGGAAACCGGAGATCCTCGAGGACCACGGCGGCATCGAGTGCCGACAGCATCGCCCGCGTTCGCTTGACCAGGTCGGCCGGGAAACCCTTGCCGAAACGGTCTGCCACCGCGTTCGCCGCGAGCTTGCCCTTCGTGCTGACGATCATGGGGCCATGTATCACGTTATGATACATATTTCAAGGGGGCGGTGAGCCGCTCCGAAGCCTGACATCATCTCAAGAGGATCGGAATGGCCGAAAAACGTGTGTCGGTCCGCCTCGCGGCCGTGGGCGGTCGACAGGTGCGCGCCGAGTTCGAGGGTGTCGGTGAGGCTGGCGCGCGCGGCTTCGGACGGCTGAGCCGCGAGATGGAAGCGGCCAACGCGCGGCTGGCGGCTTTCTCGCGCCGGGTCCGGGTTGCGGCGGCCGCCGCCGTGGCAGCTGCAGCCGCCGCTGGCGTGGCGATGGTCCGGTCCGGCCTGCAGACCGTCGATGCGCAGGCGAAGCTTGCGCAATCGCTCGGGACCACCGTGGCCTCGATCCAGACGCTGGAGCGCGCGGGCGAGCTGGCGGGCGTGTCGATGTCCGGGATCGAGCAGGCCACCAAGGATCTGACGCGTCGCCTCAGCCAGGCGGCCGCCGGGACCGGCCCTGCCGCCGACGCGCTCGACCGGCTGGGCCTTTCCGCCACCGAGCTGATCTCTCTGCCGCTGGACCAGCGCGTGGGTGCGATCAATGCGGCCATCGAGAGCTTTGTGCCCGCCGCCGAGCGCGCCGCCGTCGCGGGCCAGCTCTTCGGCGAGGAAGGCTCCATCGCGATGTCGCGGATCGACACCGCGACGCTGCGCCAGGCGACGGAGGACGTCCTCGCATTCGGTGTCGTCGTCACGGAGCAGGACGCCGACCAGATCGAGCGAACCAACGATGCGATTTCCCGGCTCGGGCTGATCTGGCGCGGGCTGTCGAACCAACTCGCTGTCGCCGCAGCGCCTGCGCTGGAAGCCGTCGCCAACGCCATGGCGGCGGTCGCCAGCCGCACCGGCCCGCTCGGCATCGCGATCCGCGGTCTCTTCGACAACATCGGTCGCCTGACCACCTATGCCGCGACCTTCGCCGCCTTCCTCGCAGGCCGCTGGGTGGCCGGCATGGCCGCTGCGGCGCTCTCAGTGCGCGGCCTCGCCACCGCTCTCGTCGTGCTGAGGGGCGCGTTGATCCGGACCGGCATCGGCGCGCTGATCGTCGGCGCGGGCGAGCTCGTCTACCAGTTCACCCGTCTCGTCTCCGGTGCGGGTGGCTTCGGCGAAGCCATGTCGCTCCTGAAGGACGTCGCGGTCGAGGTCTGGGAGCGGATCCGGATGGGTGCGGCTGCGGCGGGCGCTGCCGCCACGGCGATGTTCTTCGACCTGAAGGCCGATGCCGCCTCAGGAATGCAGAGCGCCGTCGAGAGCGTCGTCGGTTTCGGCAACACGGCGGCGAACACCTTCGAGGGCGCCTACGAGGCGATCAAGGCGGTCTGGGGCCTGCTGCCCGCCGCCATCGGCGATCTGGCGTTCCAGGCGGCGAACAGTCTGGTCGACGGCGTCGAGGCGATGCTGAACGGCGTGGTCTCGCGCATCAACGGCTTCATCGGCGGCATCAACCAGGGGCTGGAAGCCCTCGGGTCGGAGCGGCGCATCTCGCTGGTGCCCGACCTCGACCTCGGCGAGATCGAGAACCGCTTCGAAGGGGCGGCTAGTGCTGCCACGACGGCGGCGCAGGCGGCGTTCGACCGGGCCTTCGAGGACAACCCGCTCACCGCGCCCGTTCTCGGCCTGACCGAGGCGGCGAACCGGGCGCTCGAGTCCGCGAATGTCTACCGCAGCGCCGCGCGCGATCTCGCCGAGGGCGCTCGCGCGCCGCTCGAAAGCTGGCAGGCGCTGCGCGATGCCGTGCGCGGCACCGACGAGGCCAGTGCCGATGCGCTGACCGAGGCCACTGGTGCTGCCGAGCGGCTGGAGACGGCGCTCGGCGATGCCGGACGCGCCGCGACGGGTGCGGGTGCGGCGGCCGGAGCTGCCGCTGCGGCAGCGGAGCCCGCGACCGAGGCCGCCGTCACCGGCTGGCAGGCGGTCACGGCGGCGCTGTCGGACTACGCCAGCAAGGCGCGCGAGATCGGTGGCGACATCGGCCAGAGCCTCGTCGGCGCCTTCCAGTCGGCCGAGAACGCGGTGGGCCAGTTCGTGAAGACCGGCAAGCTCGACTTCCGCGACATGGTCACGTCGATGATCGCCGACCTTGCCCAGCTCGCGGCGCGGCGTTTCATCCTTGGGCCGATCGCCAATGCGCTCTCCGGCGTGTTCTCCGGGGCGGGCGGGATCTTCGCCAACGTCCTGCATGCGGGCGGGATGGTCGGAACGGCCGGACCATCGCGCATGGTCCCGGCCATGGCCTTCGCGGCCGCGCCCCGGATGCATTCCGGCGGCATGGCCGGGCTTAGGCATGATGAGGTGCCCGCGATCCTGCAGCGCGGCGAGCGGGTGCTGTCGCGCCGCGAGGCGCAGAGCTACGGCGCGGGCGGCGGCGTTAACGTCACGATCATGGCCCGCGACGCCGAGAGCTTCCGGCAGTCCCGCACACAGGTCGCGGCCGACATCGCCCGCGCGGTGTCGCTCGGGCGGAGAGGCATGTGATGGCGTTTCACGAGGTCCGGTTTCCCGACAACATCAGTCGGGGCGCGCGGGGCGGGCCGGAACGGCGCACGCAGATCGTCGAGCTCGCCTCGGGCGACGAGGAGCGGAACGCCAGTTGGGCCAACTCGCGCCGCCGCTACGATGTGGCCTACGGCATCCGCCGCGCCGACGATCTGGCGGCAGTCGTCGCCTTCTTCGAGGCGCGCAATGGCCGCCTCCATGGCTTCCGCTTCAAGGACTGGGGCGACCACAAGTCCTGCCTGCCTTCGGGCACGCCATCGCCGACCGACCAGCCGATCGGCACCGCCGATGGCACGACGACCGCCTTCCAGCTGGTGAAGCGCTACGCCTCCGGCAGCCAGACATGGATACGAACCATCACCAAGCCGGTCGCGGGCACCGTGCGCATCGCGCTCGGCGGGGTCGTGCAACTCTCCGGCTGGTCCGTCGATGCCACGACCGGCCTCATCACCTTCACCACCGCGCCCGCGGCAGGCGTCGCGATCACCGCGGGCTTCGAGTTCGACGTGCCGGTCCGCTTCGACACCGACGCGCTCGACGTGACGCTCGACCTCGAGCGGCTCGGCTCGATCACCTCCATTCCGCTTCTGGAGATACGCCGATGAACGACACCGGCAGCTTTGTCGCGGCCGTGCTGCGCGAACTTGCGGCCTCGACCGCCGTGATCCTCGCTGCCTGGGGCGCACTCGGCGGCGCCACGAACGCATTGACCACGAAGATGCGGCTGCGGGATGCGCTCCGGCACATCCTGCTCGGAGGGCTGATCGCGGCCGGGATGGGCAGCCTCTCGATGGCTGTCATCACGGCCTGGCTCAGCCTGCCGCCAGAGGCCATCCCGGCGGGAGGCGCAGCAGGATCGGCTGCCTATCTCGTCGGCGTCTTCGGGCCGGCCTTCATCGAGATGCTGCTCGCCCGCCTGCGTCGTGCCAAGCGGGGCGACGGCGATGAATGAGATCCTTCGCCTCGCGCGCTCCCTCCGCTGCGACCCGGCCGACCCTGGAGCGGCCTTTACCCATCGCCTGCGCATCGGCCTCGCCGTCGCCGCCCTGATCCTGATCCTCTCGCTTCTCCGGTAATCCCATGCACATGACCGATCGGGGCCTCTTGGCCCTCGTCCGGCACGAAGGACTCGTGCCCGGGCCCTATCTCGATGTGAAACAGGTCTGGACCTTCGGCATCGGCCACACGGCCGCGGCCGGACCGCCCGATCCGGCCACCATGCCGCGCGGTATGCCCGCCGATCTCGACGCCGGGATCCGCGAGGCGTTCAGGGTCTTCCGGGCGGACCTGGCTGCTTACGAGGCCGCCGTCCTGCGCGCCGTGAAGGTGCCGCTCAAGCCGCATGAATTCGATGCGCTGGTTAGTTTTCACTACAACACCGGCGGTATCGCGAAGGCCGCGCTGACCCGGCACCTCAATGCCGGCAATCGGGTTGCCGCCGCTGACGCATTTCTGAATTGGCGGCGCCCGGCATCGATCATTCCGCGCCGGGAATCGGAGCGCGACCTGTTCCGCCATGGTCGCTATCCCGGCGGAACCATCCCGGTCTGGTCCGTGGATCGCACGGGCCATGTGGACTTCTCGCGGTCGATCCGTCGCCTGACCGAGGATGAGGCGCTGGCGCTGCTGCGGCGGTAGCCGCTGCCGAGGCCGCCGCTCCTCGATCCTGAACCCGATAAGCCAACCAGCTGGCTCGCCCGGCTGGTGGCCTTCTTCTCCACCCTGATCCGGAGGGCCTGATCCCATGCGCTACGTTCGTCCCAACTCCATGACCTGGTGGGCGGGGCTTCTCGCCATGCTCACCGGCATAGCGTCTCTCGCGCTGCCCGCCACCGGGCCGCTCGGCGAACTGTCCCGCCTCGTCGCGCTGCTTGCCGGTTCGGGCGATGCCTCGCCGGCCGGGCTGGTGTTCCTCGGTCTGGGCCTGATCGGCCTGCGGGACCGGATCGAGCGCGGGTTCCGCGGCGGTGCTTGAGTTCTTCGCAGGTGTCGTCGCGGGCGGCTGCTTGGGCGTCTTCGTCGTCGCCCTCTGCGTCGCCGCCGCGCGCGGGGAGCGGGACGATGGCTGATCTCCTGATCTGGCTGGTCGCGGCCTTGGGCGCGGTCGGGGGCGTCGTCCTCGCCCGGGTCTGGGGGCGTGTGGAAGGCAAACGCGCGGGCAAACGGGAGGCGGAACGTGATGCGATGGAAGACACGGTGGAGAAGGTCGAACGCGGGCGCGACGCGGTTCGCGATGGCCGCGGCACTGGCAATCCTGCTGAGCGGCTGCGCCGCAACGATGGGCGCTGGTGACGCCGGCTGCGCCTCCTACGCCGAGGCCAGGCTCGCCCGACCACCTGCCGAGACGGTCGCCGCCAATCCGCCGGACTGGGCGAACTGGATCGCCGATCTCGACGACCGCATGACAGGAACCTGCCGATGAAATCCCTCTCGCCCGCCCTGCAGGCCCATCTCGACGACAGCACGACGACGCTCGCCTGGTGCTGGCGCATCACTCGCGCCGACGGCACGAGTTTCGGCTTCACCGACCATGACCGGACGCTGAGCTTCGACGGCACGGACTTCGAGCCAGAAAGCGGGCTGACGGCTTCCGAGGTCCGTTCGGGCTCGGACCTGTCCGTCGATGCGCAGGATGCCGAGGGCGTACTGACCTCGGACCGGATCACCGAGACCGACATTCTCGACGGTCGCTGGGACAACGCCGAGGTCGAGGTCTGGCGAGTGAATTGGGCCGATACGTCCCAGCGCGTACTGATGCGACGCGGGGCCATCGGCCAGATCCGGCGCGGGCGGCTGGCCTTCGTTGCAGAGGTCCGCTCGCTCGCCCATGTCCTCGGCCAGACGGTCGGGCGGACGTTCCAGGCGACCTGCGATGCCGCGCTCGGGGACGCGCGCTGCGGCGTCGATCTGGAGGGCCCGGCCTACAAGGGCACGGGCGCAGTGATCGATCTCATGCGCGACCGCGCCTTCACCGCGTCGGGGCTCGCCGGCTTCGAGGCGAGCTGGTTCACTTTCGGCACCATCGAATGGACCAGCGGCTCTAACGCGGGGCGTCAGGCCGAGGTGCTGGGCCATGACGTGACGGACGGCGTCGCGATCCTGACGCTGCTCGAAGCGCCGGTGCGGGCCATCGCCGAGGGCGACGCCTTCACGATCCGCGCGGGCTGCGACAAGCGCATGGAGACCTGTGGCTCCAAGTTCGCCAACACCGCCAACTTCCGCGGCTTCCCGCACATCCCCGGCCAAGACACGATCCTGCGCTACGCGACGAAGGATGGCGGCCACGAGGGGTCGGTGCTGTGACCTCCGCCGACCCTGAGCGCGTCATCGCCATTGCGCGGTCCTGGATCGGCACGCCGTATCACGACCAGGCGAGCCTGCGCGGCGTCGGCTGCGACTGCCTCGGGCTGGCGCGCGGGATCTGGCGCGAGATCGTCGGCCCCGAGCCCTTTCCGATCCCGCCTTACTGCCGCGACTGGGGCGAGACCGGACCACGTGAGGTGCTGGCCGACGGCGCGCGCGCCATGATGATCGAGGTGCCACCCGCCGAGGTCGGCCCCGGCGCGCTGGTTCTCTTCCGGATGATGCCGCGCGCCATCGCCAAGCATGTCGGGATCCTGACCGGTCCCGAAACCTTCCTCCACGCCTACGAGCGGCTCGGCGTGATCGAGGAGCCGCTCACCCCATCCTGGCGGCGGCGCATCGCCTTCGCCTTCCTCTTCCCGCACTGCTGAGACCCGACCATGGCCACCCTCGTTCTAGGTGCCGCTGGCGCTGCCATTGGCGGCAGCATCGGCGGCGCGATCCTCGGTGTGAGCGCCGCGACGATCGGCGGTTTCGTCGGCTCCACGATCGGCTCGGTGGTCGACAGCTGGATCGTGTCCTCGCTCGCGCCGAGCCAGCGGATCGAGGGGCCGCGCCTCGACAGCCTCCGGATCACGTCCTCGACGGAAGGAGCCGTCATCCCGCGCGTCTACGGCCGGATGCGCATGGGCGGCAACATCATCTGGGCGACCGATTTCCGCGAGGAGACGAAGACCACCACGCAGGGCGGGGGCAAGGGCGGGGGGGGCGGCGGCAAGATCAAGACGACCGAGTATCTGTACTACGCCTCCTTCGCCGTGGCGCTCTGCGAAGGGCAAATCACCGGCATCGGCCGCATCTGGGCGGACGGCAAGCTGCTCGACACCGCCGGGATCACCTGGCGCTGGTATCCGGGCGACGAGACCCAAACCGCGGACCCGTTCATCGCCGCGAAGATGGGCGCGGCGAACACGCCCGCCTATCGGGGCACCGCCTATGTGGTCTTCGAGGAGCTGCCGCTCGGCGATTACGGCAACCGCCTGCCGCAGCTCTCCTTCGAGGTCTTCCGCCCGCTGGCCGACCCCGACACCGCCGAGGGGCTGACCCGCGCCGTCACCATGATCCCGGCCTCGGGCGAGTTCACCTATGCCACGACCGGCATCCGCAAAGGCAGCGGCGGCGCGCAGACCCCCGAGAACCTGAACGCGCTCTCGGACACCGCCGACATGGTCGTGGCGCTGGACCGGCTGCAGGCGATGGCGCCGAAGGTCAAGAGCGTCAGCCTCGTCGTTGCCTGGTTCGGGAACGACCTGCGCGCGGGCGAGTGCACCATCCGTCCGGGGGTGGAGGTGTCGGCCAAGACCACCAGCCCGGAGACATGGTCCGTCAATGGTGTCTCGCGCGCGGCCGCCCATCTCGTCAGCCGGGACGACCAAGACAGGCCGGTCTATGGTGGCACGCCGGCCGACTTCGCGGTGGTGCAGGCGATCAAGGAGATGAAGGCCCGCGGGCTGCGCGTCACTTTCTATCCGTTCATCCTGATGGATGTGCCGCCCGGCAACACGCTGCCGAACCCGTATTCCGACAACGCCGCCGAGACGGGCCAGCCCGCCTTCCCGTGGCGGGGGCGGATCACCTGTTCTCCGGCTGCTGGCTACGTCGGGACCGTGGACAAGACCACCACGGCCGCCGCGCAGGTCGCGGCCTTATTTGGGAGCGCCAGCCCGTCCGATTTCACCGTCTCGGGCGAAACCGTCTCCTGGACCGGAGCGGCGGACGACTGGGGCCTACGGCGCATGGTGCTGCACTACGCCCATCTCTGTGCGGCGGCGGGCGGGGTCGATGCCTTCCTGATCGGGACGGAGATGCGCGGGCTGACCACCATCCGCTCGGGCGCGTCCAGCTATCCTGCGGTGCAGGCCTACCGGAACCTGCTCGCGGATGCGCGCTCGATCCTCGGGTCCGGCACGAAGATCGGCTATGCGGCCGACTGGTCGGAGTATTTCGGGCACCAGCCGGGCGATGGTAGCGGCGACGTGTTCTTCCACCTCGATCCGCTCTGGGCGGACCCGGAGATCGATTTCATCGGGATCGACAATTACATGCCGCTGTCGGACTGGCGCGACGGGTTCGAGCACGCCGACGCGGCCGAAGGCTGGCCCGCAATCTACGACCGCGCCTACCTGCAGGGGAACATCGCGGGCGGCGAAGGCTTCGACTGGTTCTATGCCAGCGCGGCTGACCGCTCCGCGCAGGTTCGGACGCCCATCACCGATGGCGCCGCCGGAAAGCCGTGGGTCTTCCGCTACAAGGACCTGCGCAGCTGGTGGTCGAACGCGCACTACGAGCGTCCGAGCGGGGTCGAGAGCGGGACGCCGACAGCGTGGGCGCCCGAGTCCAAGCCGATCTGGTTCACCGAGCTTGGCTGCCCGGCCATCGACCGCGGCACGAACCAGCCCAATGTCTTCTTCGACCCGAAGTCCTCCGAGAGCTTCGTGCCGTACTTCTCCCGCGGCTGGCGGGACGACGCGATCCAGCGCGCCTATCTCGAGGCAACCTACCTGTTCTGGGGCGACGCTACGAACAACCCCATCTCGTCGGTGTACGGCGGCCGCATGGTGCATGTGCCCGAATGCGCCGGCTGGACCTGGGACGCGCGGCCCTATCCCTTCTTCCCGGCGCTGACCGACGTCTGGACGGACGGGGCGAACTGGCGGCTCGGCCATTGGCTGACGGGACGGCTCGGCGCGGTATCGCTCGCAGCCCTCGTGCGCCATCTCTGCCTTCGGACGGGCCTGCCCGAGAGCCGGATCGACGTCACCGGCCTCTGGGGCGCCGTCGAGGGCTACGCCATTGGCGCGCTGGAGTCCCCGCGCGCATCGATCACCACGCTGGCGCGGCACTTCGGGTTCGACGCCGTCGAGACCGAGGGTGTGATCCGGTTCGTCATACGCGGCCGGGCCACGGTGGCCACCGTCAGCCCTGACGATCTAGTTGCCGCTCGGGACGGCGACGTCCTCGAACTCACCCGAGGACAGGAGACCGAACTTCCGCAGGCCCTGAAATGGCAGGTTGCCCGTGCCGACGAGGATTACGAGGCGGCGCAGGTCGAGGCCCGGCGCATCACCGTCGACACGACCCGGATCGCCTCGGAGAGCTTCCCGATGGCGGTCCCGCCGGAAGAAGCCGAACGCCGCTGCCGCCGCGCGCTGATGGAAGCCTGGACCGGCCGAGAGAGCGCGGTGTTCCGGCTGCCTCCTTCGCGGCTGGCGCTCGATCCGGCCGATGCGATCCGACTAGCCCATGACGGCCGCGCTGTCCCGCTGCGGCTCGTCTCCATCGCAGATGCGGAGGCGCGCGGCATCGAAGCTGTCCGTCAGGACCGGGAGGCCTACGACCTGCCGCCGGGCGCGCCGCGTCCCTCAGCGCTATCTCAGGCCGTCGTGTTCGGCGCGCCTGAGGCGGTGCTGCTGGACCTGCCGCAGCTCACCGAGGATCAGCCCGCGCATCGGTCCTTCGCCGCGGCGCATGCGGTGCCGTGGCCGGGCGAGATCGCGGTGTTCCGCAGTCCGTCGAGCGATGGTTTCGAGCTGCTCACCAGCTTCGGCACGAGGGCGCGGATCGGGACGCTGGTCTCGGACTTCTACGCGGGGCCGACGTCGCGCTTCGACCTTGGCAATACGCTGGTGGTCGACCTGCTGACCGGCACGCTCGAGAGCGTCACCGACCTGACTCTCTTTGGCGGTGCCAATGCGCTCGCCGTCGAGAGCGCGCCCGGCGTCTGGGAGATCGTGCAGGCAGGCGCGGCGGAACTGATCGCCCCGGGCCGGTACCGCCTGACCCGGCTGTTGCGCGGCCAACGCGGCACGGAAGGCGCCATGGGCCACCCCGCGTCGGCGGGCGCGCGCGTGGTTGTGCTCGATGACAGCCTCGCATCGCTGCCCGTCGCCGAGGCTGATCTCGGCATCCCGTGGAACTGGCGCATCGGCCCGGCGAGCCGCCCGGTCAGCGACGAGACCTACGTCGGCACGAGCTTCACGCCCGAAGGTGTGGGACTGCGGCCGTTCTCCGTCGCCCATGTCGAGCAGCCGTGGCGCAGGCCTCGCACACCCGGCGACCTGACGATTCGCTGGACGCGCCGGTCCCGCGCGCTGGCGGCCGACAGCTGGGGCGGGCTCGAAGTGCCGATGGCCGAGGAACTCGAAGCCGACGAGGTCGAGATCCTCGACGGCGCCACCGTGAAGCGGGTGTTGAGCACCGCCACCACCAGCGCGGTTTACACGGCCGCACAGCAGAGCGCCGATTGGGGAACGCCGCTCGGCCCCGGCGACACACTCGACATCCGCATCTTCCAGCTCTCCGCCCTTGTCGGGCGGGGTGCACCGAAAACCGTCACGCTCTTGTTCTGAAGGCATCCCATGTCCGACGCCACGACCCATCTCCTGCTGCCCTACATCCTCGCGGCGCAGGCCCAGAAGCACGTCACTCACAACGAGGCGCTGCGGATCCTCGACGGGCTCGTCCAGCTCTCGGTTCTCGACCGCGACCTGACCGCGCCGCCTGCCAGCCCGGCCGATGGCGACCGTTACATCGTGGGATCGGGCGCGACGGGCGACTGGGCGGGCTGGGATCTGAACGTCGCGCTCCGGACCGATGGTGCCTGGCTCCGCTTGCCGCCCCGCACCGGCTGGCGGGCGTGGATCGAGGATGAGGGCCTGCTGGTGGTCTACGATGGCGCGGGCTGGGTCGGCACCACGCCCGCGTCGCTGCAGAACTTGGCGGTGCTCGGGGTCGGCACGACGGCGGACGCCTCGAACCCGTTCTCGGCCAAACTCAACGCCGCGCTCTGGACGGCGAAGACCGTCGCCGAGGACGGGACCGGCGATCTGTTCTACACCATGAACAAGGAGGCCGCCGGCGACGATCTCGGACTCACGCTCCAGACCGGTTTTGTGACGAAGGCGCTGGTGGGCCTTTTCGGCTCGGACCGCTTCCGCCTCGCGGTCTCCGCCGACGGCAGCACCTTCTTCGACGGGCTCAGCGTCGACAACGCAAACGGCATCGTCGACCAGCCCCGGCTGCCGCGGTTCAAGGCGTACACGAACTACGACAACTATGTCGGCGTCGGAACCTGGACGAAAATCGCCATCAACAACACCGACTACAACGACCAGGGCGCCTTCGATGCCGCCAACAACCTCTTCGTGGTCCCGGTGGACGGCACCTACCTCTTCGGCGCGACGCTGCTCTACAAGGTGAACGCCAGCACGTCGGCGCGGATGAGCGGGCGGCTCGCGCTGAACGGCACGACCGAGATCCGCGGCTCGTTCGGCGAGATCAGCGGCGCGCATGTCTCCGAGGCGACAGCGCTCTGGCTGCAGACGATGGTGCCGCTGACGGCGGGCGATACAGTTGAGCTGCAGGGGTATTTCCGGGCCGCGGACGGCTACTTTGCCGCCGACCAGACGTCCTTCTGGGGCGCGAAGCTGGGATGA